GCACGTCCGCCGCCGCGAGCCGGAAGGCGGTGCGGTTCAGCATGTCGTTGCGGGAGCCGCCGGGGGCCGCCCGGAGCCCTTCCAGTGCTTGCCCTGTCTGGTACCTGGCCCAGGACGTATCGCGGGTCTGGGACCGCATGGCATCCCCCTGGCGTTCGTAGCGCCGCTTCTGGGCCAGAGCCGTCAACCACTCCGGGGCCCGCGCGATGAACGTGCGACGCTCCCCGTTGTAGGCGATCACGTGGTAACCACCCCACCCCGGGGCCCTGACGTAGCCGCGTTCCCCGCGTACGTCCAGACCTGGTCCCAGGCGGTTGGTGTTACCGGTGGAGTTGGCGACGCCTTCAGACCACCGGAAGTAGAGGTGGGCACCGCCTGACCGGGTTTGGACCATGAGCGTGTTCGGGATGCGTCCGTGCTTCAGGACCAGGTTCACCCACGTGTCCAGTCCGTCCACCCCGTTCTTCACGTCGATGTCCAGCACCCAGACGCCGGACTCCGGACCCGTGGCGATACCGACGCCGAACCCCGCGAACTCCCCGGACCACCACTCCTGGATCTGGTCCTGATCCACGGTCGCGACCTCCGGCCACGCCTTCAGCGCTGGCGTCCCGCTCCCGGGCGTCAGGGGGAAGACCCTCAGGCCCAAGCGCGAACAGGCGTAGGCGGCGGCTCCGGGGGTGGGTGCCTGTCCTCCTGCGTTCGTCTCGTTGAACTTCACTACTGTCACATGCGTATCCTCTCGTCTTGGGTCTTCGGAAGCCAAGACTACCCCGTGTGGTACGGTTGTTCTTGCGGGGCCCGCCAATCACTCAGTTACCATTCACTTACAATCGTTCGTGTCGGTGCCGGGTGCTGGACTCGACACGGGCCCCGCCCACGACTGACGAACGATCCAAGACGAATGGAGACACGACTATGAGCACCACCACCCGAACCCCCATTGATCTCCTCTCCGAGGAGTTCGCGGGCCTGGCAGCGGACCAGATGGAGAAGACCACCCGCGAAACCCGGACGTTCCTGTTGAACGGCCAGGTCTTCGAAGGGGAAATCCTGGGCTTCGGCTCCTCGTTCTCCGAGGAAGCCGATCACAAGGGCCACATGCCGGGGACCCCTCCCAACCCCGATGAACGGTGCCCGGTGTGCCGGTGGGCTGATGTGGCGATCCTGCGGACCGCAACCGAGGAAGGCAAGACCATGTACGTCCTGGCCGCCATGGGGAAGTCCGAGGTCCCTGGGGAGACGCAGCGGGTCAAGAGCGTGTGGACTGAGGACCCGGAGAGCATCTACCGCCACCTGTCCGTCCCCGGGCGTGAAGGGGCCGCGCCGAAGATCCCCATCCCGAACGCCCGCGCGTTCCGCTTCGCCGCGTTCGCTGACCTCCAGATCCGCGAGGTGTTGCACGACTTCGGGCACCTGATCCCGGACGTTCAGAAACGACGCTCCGGCCAGGGCTTTTAGCCCCCAGGGACCCCCAGTTGCACGATAGGGGACACCATGCTAGATTGAACAGGTCTTTCCAGGGCAGCGGTTTCCCTAAGGCGGTTCCGCCCTCCCTGGAATCCGGGTCTTACCGCCCGGCGGGGCCGCCCTGACAGAGGGGTGGAGGGGCGGCCCGTCTTCTCTTCACCCCACGATCCAAGACGAACGACGAAAGGACACACACGATGCACGGAGAGACCGCAGACCAGCACTTGCGCCACACCCTCCTGGGTTTGGGCCACCTGGTCAGCTTCATGGACAACCGGTATACAAAGGTCCCGCTCAACACGGCCAGCCGCACGGAGGTCCACTACACGATCTTGGAGGATGGCCCCGAGGAAGCGGCCCAGGAGTTCGAAACCTGGAAGAACTACCTCCAGGAGTGCGACGGGTCGTATTGGGGTGCCAAGTTCGTGGAGTCCCACAAGTCCTACGAAGAGAACACCCGAACGCACCACGTGGCTGAACTCCAGTTCGCGGACAACCACGTGGCGTACCGAGTGGTGTGGATCGAACATCCCGCCCGGATCGAACCTGAGCCGGAAGAAGACCTGTGCCCCACGTGTGGGGAACGCTACGACGATTGCGACTCCATCTCGGAGCACGCCTGGGGGTCCCAGTGAAGCGCCTTCTCATCATCCCCGCCGCTGCCGTGATCCTCGCGGCCACCGCCGGATGCGAAGCCGAACCCAACTCGGGCATCGTGACGGAGCTGGACTACGAACCGGAGACGTTCTTCACGTCTCAGACATGTACACCCCGATACGACGCTAAGGGGCGTTACAAGGGCCAGACGTGCGTCCCCACCACCACCTTCTATCCCGAGTGCTGGGAGGTGGACTACGAGGACGAAGCCACCGGAGCCACCGGGGAGGATTGCATCTCGGAAGAACTGTTCAACTCCCTGGAGGTGGGGGACCTCTACACAAAGGGTCAGTCATGACCCTGGAGGACGTAGAGGAGATGTTCGGCCTGTGGGGCGTCACGGTGGTCATGTGCCTGGTGATCGCGTGCGCAGCGGGCCTGACTCACCTCATCTGGGGGTGGGTGAACGCCGAAGCCAACGAGCCCAAATCGGGCATTATCACCGAAATGGAGCACGACTGGGAGGACGGCACCTACTGCGTCTGGTACGAACACGAGTACCAGGGGGAAGGGGACGAGTGCGTCTCCAAAAAAGAGTACGAAAAGTACCAGGTAGGGGACGAGTTCTCCAAAGGCGATTTATCGGGAAAATTATCCCGAAAAAGCTGTAGACACTTTCAAAGGGATTTCTCGGAAAAATTATCGAAAAATTCCTGACAAGAGCTTCACACGATTTTCCGGATAAATTTTTCAAAAAATCTGGTTCGGATCGTTGAAGCGTTTTTCAGGAAATTTTTCCGGGAAATCCCTGTCACGCCAGCGACACAAAATTTTCGGAAAAATTATGCAAAAATTCCTTAGCGGACCTTCACAGGATTTTTCCGGAAAAATTATCCATAAAAAGGTGTAAGGACCCTAACAGGGTTTTATCGGGAAAATTTCCCGGAAATCGTAGTCCAAAAGCCAAAGAAAGAAGGCTGAAAATGTCCAAGAGCACAACCGGGAGGCGATCCCGGGAAGACTGGCCGTTGGGCCTGGTAGTGGCGTTCTTCGCGTTCGTTGCTACCGCCAACCTGGCCTGGATCGGCCTGGTGATGTGGCTCATCATCGCGGCTATCCAGTGGCTGGGGCGGAACTGATGAAGCTCGTCTGGTTCAACACGAAGAAGGTGGGCAACGATCAGGTCACCACCTTCGGATGTGCGTGGCCGTTCTTCCTGATCATCGCAGCGATCATCGTGCTGATCTGGTGGCTGGTCTGATGGGCCTCCATCTCTTCATCTCCATCTGTCTGGCCGTGGCCGGGACCCTGGTCTCTGCCGCCTTCGGTATCGAAACGTGGATGTGCGCCTTGATCGGCCTCATCATCTTCGGTCTGTACTGGGGCGTGTGCGTCATCTGGGTGAGCCTGGAAGATATCCTCTAACCAAGCCAAAGCAACACAACACACAACAAGGAGACAGCAAATGAACTTCAACGACGCGATGAAAGCCCGCATCAGCGGCGAACTGGTCCGCTCCAACGCCCCCAAGGAGGCTCCCGACCTCATGACCCCGGGTGAGGTCGCCAAGATCTTCCGCGTGGACCCCAAGACCGTCACGCGGTGGGCCCAGGCGGGTCGGCTCACGTCCACCCGCACGCCGGGCGCCCAGGTCATGGAGATGGCCGAAGGTACGGGGAATGTCGTCTGATGTGACCGCCTTCGTGGTCCTCATGGGGATGATCACGGTCGCTTTGATCGTGTGGATCGCTGGAGGTGGCAACGACGAAGAAGAAGCACAGGAAGAACCTGTACGCGATGCGGTGCCCCAAGACGGGGAAGCTCGGTTACGACTACCGCGCGGAGGCCCGGGAGGCCCGTAGGGTCTCCCGGCGCTTCAACGGGGAGAAGACCTCCGAGTGGAGCGTCTACCGGTGCCCGCACTGCGATTACTGGCATATCGGACACAACAACAAATACCGCCAATACCAAGAAGAAAGGTATAACGATGAACTACAAGGACCGCCTGAAGCGGTATGACGAAGAGCGTAAGCGCCGCAACCGGGCCGCCAAGGCTTCCGGTTCCTCCGCCGCCTATCCGCTGACGGACCCGGCCAACCCGGCTTCGGTCTACTACCAGAGCCAGACGAACGTCTTCTACTCGGACGGCTCCTACAGCTCTGACAACTGCGAATCGTCGTCCGGTTCGTCGTCGTACGACTCCGGCTCCAGCTCCTCCAGCTCCGATTGCGGGGGCTCCTACGGTGAATGACGACACTCCCCGTATGCGCATCGCGCGCGCCGGAGCCGAAGCCTTCAACAAGCGGTGGAGGAAGGCGTGGCCTGTCCTGATGCTGGAAGCGTTCTTCGCGGGCGTTCCCATCCACTACGCCTTCCAAGAGGAGTCTTCGGCTCCGGAGTCGGTGCTAGTGGCGTGTCTGTCAGTCATCTGCATGATTTTCGCCCTGTGGACCCACTACACCTCTGCGGAGATGATGGGCGCGGAAGCCAAGATCAGGACCGCCAAGAAGGAGTTGGACGCGCTCCAGCCTTCAACCGATGATTCGGACCAGTGGCTGGACGACATCGAAGACATCTTGGCGGATCAGGAAGACCGCGAAGACCGCGACAAGTAGCGCTGATCACGTAAGGCCCGGCATCAATGGGGTGCCGGGCCTTCCGTATGCTTAAGGTGCATCTTCCACACACTTCCATAGGAATACCGCCGTGTCTCTTACATTGCTCTTCGTGCTTGGTTATCTACTGAGCGCTATCGGATCAGGCATCATCGTTACCACCCCGATCCGCCGCGTGTTGGGGTTCGCGGACCCTCAGCACGCCGATCCCGAAAGCGAGGGTGACGCACTCCTGATCCTCGTTGCGGTGATCGTTGGCGTGGCCGCTGTCTGGCCCGTCGCCATCCCGCTGTACTACGCACTACGCTTCATCCCGGCTCAGGTAGAGTAAAGGCAGGCCCCTCCGGGGGCCTGCCCGAAGAAGGAAGGACAAAGACCGTGCTGAAAGACGTTGCACTCCACCTGGTGGAGACCTATGAAGACGTGACCGCCTGCCTGGAGTGGCTGGCCGGTACCCAGAGTGACATCCTCGGATTCGACACCGAATCCACGGGCCTGAGCCCTGAGACGGACACGGTGCGCCTGGTCCAGTTCGGGGACGCCTTCCACGGATGGGCCATCGAACTGGAGCGTTGGTACGGTCTCGTGGAGGAGATCGTGGGCCGCTGGATCGCCTCCGGACGGCGGTTCGTCGGCCACAACGCCCGCTATGACGTGGCGATGCTTCGCAAGCACCGCATCCACATCCCCGTCCACCTGGTAGATGACACCATGATGGCGGCCCACATCGCAAACCCTACTGTTTCTATCGGATTGAAGCAGCAATCTTCGCGCCACGTTGACCCCCGTGCCGCTGCTATGCAATCACAGCTCGATTCGGTCATGCGCTCCGGCGGCTGGGACTGGGCCACGGTCCCGACCGTCTCCAGCGGTCCCGTAGCCGCGTACTGGATCTACGCCGCCCTGGACCCTGTCCTCACGGTCCGGCTGTGGATGCATCACGCCGCCGATGTGCTGGCCGAAGCGCCACGCGCCTACGACCTGGAAGTGTCGGTGGGGTGGATCGCGGACCGCATGGAGCGCGCTGGGCTCCTCGTGGATCGCACCTACACCCTGGACCAGGATGAGGAGTTCGGGAAGCTCTACGACGATCTGACGGCCCAGTGCTTCAATGAGCACGGCGTGAACCCCGGCTCCAAGGCGGAGATCGTGAACGCCTTCCTGGAGGACGGGGTGGAACTGTGGCAGCGCACCGCCACCGGGGACTACTCCCTGGACAAGGACGTGATTCGCAGTATCCGACACCCGCTGGCGCGCCTGATCGAACAGCGCCGCAAGGTGGAGAAGCTGAAGTCCACATACCTCCGCCGCTTCCTGGAGTACTCCGCCCACGACGGACGCCTCCACCCGAGCATCAACACACTGGGCTTCGCTGAGCAGTCGGCGGGGGCGTTCGGCGTCATCACGTCCCGCATGTCCATGTCCCACCCCAACCTCCAGCAACTCCCCCGAGGCAAAGACCCGCTGTCCCGCGTCATCCGTGACTGTGTGGTCGCTGGAGAGGGCAAGACGCTCCTCATGGTGGACTTTGACCAGGTGGAGTTGCGCATCATGGCCCACCTCTCGGCAGATCCCGGGTTGGCCGCCGCGTTCGCGACAGAGGACGACTTCTTCACGACGCTGACCCGTGGCATCTACCAGGACCCCAGCATCCACAAGGACGATCCGAAGCGCCAGCTTACGAAGTCGTACGTGTACGCCACGCTGTACGGTGCCGGGAACGACAAGCTTGCGACCACGACCGGGGTGGCTCTGGCCGAGATCGAGAAGCTGTCGGCCGACTTCTCCGCCGCCTATACCGGCGTGCCCGCGCTTCAGCGTGAAGTCCAGCGCCGGGCCAAGGAGCGCGCCTTCATCGATGGATTCCCGTACTCGCGGTCCCCGCTCACGAATCGGAAGTTCCGTGGAGAAGAGGGCAAGGAATACAAGCTGGTGAACTATACGATCCAGGGCATGGCAGCGGAGATCCTGAAGACGAAGCTCCTGGAGCTGGACGCGGCGGGGCTCGGGGACTTGTTGCGCCTTCCGGTCCATGACGAAGTGATCCTGGAAGTTGACCACGGGGACGTGGCGGAAGTGGTCCACGTCCTGAACGCCGTGATGAACGACAGCACGTTGCTGAACATCCCGCTGACGGCGGGTGTGTCGATTGGTGAAAGGTGGGGCTCGAAAGTTGACTACGTGCCCGCAGCATGATGAGTACGTCCTGATCGGGATCGATCCCGGCGCGACCACGGGTGTCTTCGTGTACTTCGAAGACGGGGTGATCGATGCGTGCCAGTACCCGCGCGAGGAGATCACGGCCCACACCGCTGATGCCCTCCAGCGCTGGGCCCAGTGGCGGGGACCCCACAACGTACACATTGCCATTGAGAAGTACATCATCACCCCGAACACGGCCAAACTCTCCCAGCAAACAGACGCGCTGGAGGTCACGGGCATGGTGAAGGGGCTGGCTCAGCTCAACCACATCACGGATGTGCGTCAGTATGCCAAAGCTAACCTGAAGTTCGCGAATGACCGGATGCTTGACGGCGTCCGGTGGCGCAAGCCCAACCTGAAGCACTCCTGGGATGCCGCCCGCCAGACGTTCGCGCTCCTCAAAGACGTGGACCCCCCAGTCTGGTCAAAGATGATCGCGGATGCTAAGCTGGCGTCTGAAGACGAAGGAAGGAAGACGCCATGATGAACCGCATTCTTGCCGAAATCACCCACGCGTTTGGGGAACCCCGCATCCTCTTGCAGGGTGAGAACCAGACCCCTTCAGGTGACCTCTACTGGGGCGAAACCATGTGGAACGACACCTACGCGATCAAGGAGATCCCCGGTAAGCGCTGGGAGAAGTCCGTCAAGCGTTGGACGCTTCCCCTCTCCTGGGGGTCGTGCATTGTGGCGCGCGCCCAGTTCGGCGAACGGCTCATGGTGGGCAACGGGCTGGGTGCCTGGTCCCGGGAGCGTCTGGGACGCCGGAACCGCGCGCTGAGCCTCCGTGAAGCGATGGCTCCGGCGGAGGACTACCTTCCCGTCAACGACCACGACGAAAAGTTGTACCCCTTCCAGATCCCCGGCGCGGACTTCCTGGTGGCCGCTCAGTATGCCGTCCTCGGAGACGAGATGGGGTCGGGCAAGACCTTCCAGACGATCGCCGCCATCCGGCGCGTGGACATGATCATGGAGGAGTTCGGCGGCGGGGCCTACCCGGCATTGATCGTCTGCCCCAACACGCTGAAGCGCAACTGGGAACGTGAGATCCGCCAGTGGCTCCCTGAGGCCAACCCCTTCGTCATCCACGGCACCGCCGCGAAGCGCCGGAAGCAACTGGCCGAAGCCCCCAAGGCGGACAACGCGGTCATCATCATGAACATGGAATCTATGCGGCTCCACTCGCGGCTGTCCCCCTACGGCTCCACCCGCCTGAAGAAGTGCCAGGAGTGCGACCCCAAGGCGGGGACCCCGGGCCTGAAGGAGTCCTCCTGCGAGACCCACCCCAAGGAGCTGAACGCCATCCCGTTCCGGATCTGCGTCCTGGACGAAGCGCACCGGGTGAAGGACCCCAAGGCACTCCAGACACGTGCCATCTGGAACGTGTTCCACGGGGAAACCGTGAACTACCGGTGGGCCCTCACCGGCACGCCCGTGGCGAACCACCCCGGGGATGTGTGGAGCATCCTTCACACCGTGAACCCGGCGGAGTTCCCCGCGAAGTCCGCCTTCCTGGAGCGGTATGCGCTCCTCCAGTTCAACCCCTTCGGGGGGATGGAGATCATCGGGCTGAACCCCAAGCGCAAGGAAGAGTTCTTCTCCCTGGTGGACCCCATGTTCCGCCGCATGATCAAGGCTGAAGTCCTCTCCCAGCTCCCCAGCAAAGTGTACGTCCGCCGGGACGTGGAGATGGGCACCTCCCAGAAGAGGGCTTACGACGACATCGCGGACAGCCTGGTGACGGTCCTGGATGACGGTACGGTCCTCGTGGCGGACGGCAACCTGGCCGGGGCTACCCGGCTCCTCCAGTTCGCTTCGGCGTACTGCGACGTGGACACCGAAGACATCAACTACGACCCTGAAGACCCCAAGACGTGGAAGGTGCTCCTCACGGACAACCCGAAGTCCCCGAAGCTGGACGAACTGATGGACATCATCGCGGACAACCCGGGGAAGCCGCTGGCTATCGCCGCTGAGCACCGCCAGCTCATTGACCTGGCCGCCGCCCGGCTCACTGACGCCGGTATCGAGTTCGCCACGATCACGGGCGGCGTGTCTGCGGATGAGCGGGACGAAGCGGTCCAGGCGTTCCAGAACGGCAAGCTGGACTACATCCTCTTCACCTACAAGGCGGGAGGCGTGGGCCTGAACCTGACCCGCGCTGACACGCTGGTCCGGCTCCAGCGGGGTTGGTCCCTGGTGGAGCTGAAGCAGGGTGAAGACCGCATCCACCGCATCGGTTCCGAGATCCACCAGTCTGTGACGATCATTGACCTGGTGACCGCCGGGACGATCGAAGAAGACCAGATCCGGCGTCTCTACGAGAAGGCGGAGCGGCTGGAAGAGATCGTCCGGGACCGGGTTAAGCTTCGCAAGCTCGGCAAATCCACCGCCGAGCTGGACGCCGAAGCCACGCGTCTGGAAGCCACCGGAATGATGGGGGACTGACCGATAGGCGGTCTACGATACGACGATCCCCGGGCCACTCCCGAGTACATCGCTCAGGAGCGGGCCCGGAAACGTCTTGCCAACCGGGACCAGTGGGTACGCAAGCACTGGCCCCGCATAGAAGATGAGAAGAAGAGGAGCGAAGATGGGGAAGAAGAGCACCGGTCCGATTGAGGATGACGGCACGCTGTCCGGCTACTACGCCGAACGGCAGCGGCGCTCACACGAGCGCAACCCCACCCGCAGCGTTGGGGATGACGGACCGAAGAAGGACGCCAAGAACGACACGAGCGGGCGGTGACGAACATGAATCGGCTACGCCGCATCTCCCAATCCGAGATGAAGACCTTCCTCCGGTGCCGTAGGAAGTGGTGGCTGTCGGACTTCCGCCGTCTGGCCCCCAACGGGAACGACCCCAGCGGCCCCCTGAAGTCCGGCTCCCGCGTCCACGTGGCGCTGGAGGCGTTCTACACGGGAGAAGACCCCCTGGACGCTCTGCGGGAGGCTCAGGACGCCGATTGGCAGGCGTACACGGGTGTTCTGGCGGCAACCGGAGACGCGCCGGACCAGGGGACCGTGGAGGCGTTCAACAAGGATTGCGAACTAGAGCGCATCATGGTGGAGGGCTACGGGGAGTGGATCGCTGAGTCCGGCGCGGACGCGGGGCTGGAGGTCATCTCCACGGAGGAGATCGTCAGCGTCTGGGGGTCCTCGTTCAGTAGCCGCCTGGTGGAGATGAACCACGATCATGACTTTCAGATCGTCGGCAAGCTGGACATGCGCCTCCGCCGCACGATGGACGGAGCGCGGCTGTTCCTGGACCACAAGACCGCGAAGAGCCTTACGGACGTGCTCCCCGGGCTCCCCCAGGACCCGCAGATGCTCCACTATCACTGGCTTGAGGCCCAGACCACGGACGGCGCGTGGTGCGATGGAGCCCTGTACAACGTGCTGAAGAAGGTGAAGCGGTCCAAGACCGCGAAGCCCCCCTTCTACGCGCGGTACGAAGTCCACCACAACGCCGAAGAGATCACTTCTTACGAGGCCCGTATGAAGGAGATCATCGCGGACATCTTCCGGCTGGAGTCAGCGCTTCGGATCGCGGGGACCCACCCACATGCGGCCCAGATCGCCTATCCCAACCGGACCCGGGACTGTTCCTGGGACTGTCCGTTCGTGAACGTGTGCCCCATGTTCGATGACGGCTCCCGGGCCGAAGCGGCACTGGCGGACGGCTTCCACGAGCGTGACCCGCTCGCGCGTTACTCGGAGCCTTCCAAGGAGGGTGTCTGATAGAATTGGCTTCCGAAAGACACACGTGAGAGGACCCGATGACCGAACGAAACCCGAGGCACAACGCTTCGTTTCTCCTGTACGGGAAGACGAAGGTAGGTAAGTCCTCACTCGCAGCGACGGCACCCGGGAAGAAGCTGGTGGCCGACGCTGAAGGGTCCTGGAACGCCTTCGAAGGGCGGAGCAACCCCAACGACCCGGAACAGCCGTACCGGGTGACGTGGTGGGACGATCTGTCCCAACCGCCTCCCGCCATGGACGACTATGACATCTGTGTCGTGGACGTTCAGCGCTGGGAGACGGTGGACATGATGCTGAACTGGGTGATCCAGCCGGACCACCCGTTCCAGTCCATCATCCTGGACTCTGTCACGGAGGTCCAGAACCGTTGCAAGAAGGCGATTCAGCCCGACATGACGGGACTCCAGCAACAGGACTGGGGCAAGCTCCTGGCGCACATGTCCGACCGGATCAAGCGGTTCAGGGACATCGTGAAGAACACCCAGAACCCGGCGCGGTGCGTCGTGTTCACCTCCGAAGGCAAGCTCCTGCAAGACGGAAGCTACGTCCCCCACATGGAAGGACAGCTCCGCAACGGCATCGCGTACTGGATGAACACCACCGCATGTCTTCGCGTGGCCCAGCTCCCGAATCAAGACGGCATCGTGACGGACAACAGCCCGACCGTACGCCGCCTCCTGGTGAAGCCCCACCCGCTCTTCATCACGGGGTCCCACTTCGAAGACCGCTTCGAAAACAACACCATCGACAATCCGAACATCACGGAGATCATGGGGAGCGTCTTCCCCGGATTCCGACCGTAACGAAAGGACCACAACATGGCAGACCTTCCCTGGGATGACATCGTCGCCGAAGCCGGAGACCGGTACAACGTGCCGCCGGAGGGCAAGTACGTGGCCGTGATCGAAGAGGCCGAAGCCACGGTCTCCAAGAACAGCGGCAATCAGATGATCGCGGTCAAGCTGAAGATCAGCGAGGGACCGCAAGCGGGCAAGCGTCCGAAGAAGGTGTACGTGGTCAAGTCCGCGAAGGCGGCAGGGATGCTCCTGGGCCACCTGAAGGCGGTGGGGATCACGGCGGAGACGCTGAAGAAGCACTCCCCCACCATGACCCAGATTGCCGCCGTCATGGTGGGCAAGCGGGTCGCCATCGAAGTCAAGCACGAAGAGTACCGGGGTGAGACTCAGGCGGTCGTGAACTTCACGATGCGCCAGCCTGAGGGTGGTGCGGTGGAGGTGACCAGCTTCCCGCCGGTCACGGCTCAGACCACGGTCTCCGCTGGTTCGTCGGCTCCGGCTGCCGGGTTCACCACGGACCCGGGTTTCTAGAACAACGCGCGGGGGTCCTTCGGGGCCCCCGCCTCCATGGAGGGCTACATCATGGCGAAGAAGGAAATCCTCATCCCGTACGAAGCGGACGGGTCGATTCCTTGGGAACACCCGTGGAACCCCAGTCAGCGGTACAACCCGGAGACCGGGGACTACGATCCTGATCCGCGCTACACGTGGCGCAAGGCGGCCCCGTTCACGGCACGCTTGAAGTTCCACCAGCTCATCACCGTACGATCAGGGGCCACGGTTCGTATGAAGAACGTGGACACCGGAGCCGTCTACCCGATGAAGCTGGACCTCTTCACGGGCCTGATCGGTTTCATGAAGTACGGAGAGCTGCCGGTGATGGACTGGGAGCCCTACAAGGTGGGAAGCAACTACAACATCCGCCGGAGCACACCCGGCTAGAGAGGAAACACCATGTCATTCTGGGTAGCGAAGAACCGCCAGAAGGCCCCGGAACAGAACGCGTTCGCTGAGCGGGCCCGCCGCAAGCGGACCCGCAACCCGAACCCTGAGCCGGAGACCGCCTCAGAGCCCGTCTCCGAGCCTCAGGCGGTGCCGGAGCCCGCAGACGTGGCGGAGTCCATGCCGGAGCCCGCAGACGTGGCGGAGTCCATGCCGGAGCCCGCAGACGTGGCGGAGTCCATGCCGGACCTCCAGGCGTTGCGGGAGGCGGCGGAGAAGGCCGCTGCGCTCATCCACGCGGATGAGCCGGAGCCTGAGCCTGAGGCCGAGCCAGAGGCGTCCCGCCGTGGCCGCAAGCCGGACCCCGCCGTGACGGAGCGTACGGCCAAGGTGCTGGCGGAGGTCCAGAAGGCAGGAGCCTCGGGCATCTCCAAGCCGAAGCTTGCCGAAGTTCTGGAGGAGAAGGAGCAACAGGTATACACCTCGCTTCGCGCACTCCAGAAGGACGGCAAGGTGGAGTCCAAGTCCCTGGAGGGGCTGGGGTATCGCTGGGTAGCCCTGTAAGCTGGGGAAACATCGAAAGGGGACCCCGGGTTGACAGGCCCGGGGGACTCTGATAGATTACTCCCATCAGCAAGACCGAAGACCCACGACGGAAGGACATACATGTCAGACCAGTACGATGACCTGGACTGGGATAACGGGAAAGACATCCCCGTGGAAATCAAGTAAGCTGAAGCCCGGACTTCGATCCGGCACAAGCCTTCGTAGCCTAGTGGCAAGGCAACCGTCTCCAAAGCGGTTGACAGAGGTTCGATTCCTCTCGGGGGTGCGCAGAGTAGTCCGTCTGACCTCGTTGG